GGAATTTAAAATCGAGTTGCCCTTTGAGAACATTCAGTTTGCGGAATTAGAAACAAGTAATTTGTTTTGTACGTTTTTAATTGAAGAAAATCAATCGGCGTATGTTCCAGAACCTTTGCTTTTATATTTAGGAGGCGAAGAAACGGCAACAACTTTTAAATTCTTTGACGGTTCAAGTTATCTAAACGTAACAGATTACGCATTATTCAATTCAGTCAACACAACGGGTTTTAGTTTGTGTTTCGGAAATGAATTTAATATCGTAACGCAAGAAACAGAACCAAACAGTTTATACAACACTTATTACGCAAACCACTTAGGTAATTTATACAACCTACAACAACGTTTATTTTCTTTTACAGCTTATTTACCAACTGGGTTAATTAGTGCGCTTAGATTGAACGATAAGCTAATTATAAAAGATAAGAGATATTTGATTAACGATATATCTACAACGCTAAACAACGGCGAAGTAAAAATGAATTTACTTTTGGATTTAGAACCGATCGTTCCGTGTTCGGAATGTTTTATTGTTAAATTTATTTTAGACGAAATTGAATATTCTGTTGAAGTGAATTTAGCAGGGCAGGAAAATGGATTTAATTATTACACTGGCGTTGACGGCGAAAATACTTTTACAATTGGTTGGGAAAATGGAAATTGGATTTTGTCAGTTGACGACGGAGAAAGTGAAATTGCGTTAGCAAACGTTGAAAGCTTCGATTCGTGTATTCCATTTAACGCAGTTTGGGACAAGGTAGAATTACTTACGGATTTAGATATAGCGCCTTGCTTTGTATTCGATTGCGATGAATGTGTTAATATAGCTTTTGATATTACCGTTGAAGAAGAAACAACGAACTACAATTTTGAAATGATTTGGGACGGAACTAGATTTAACGGAGCAGATAACGACGAATTTTTTAGATTGATTTTTGAAGACGGACAATGGAATTTATATTCTTCAAACGATAATATAACTTTTGATTTAGTGGCAACAGCAAGCGAAGAATGTGATTGTCCCCAAGGTTGCGAGTCGTGGACGATTGCGGAATTTTACGAAGAAATATTAACAAACTTTACATCTACATCATGCGAATAAATAACATAATTCAGCTATTGAAAACACAAAAGTTTTACGGCGTATCAAAAGAAGTTGATATTGCAAAAGGCGTAAACGAATTAACAAGCGATTTAAAAAGAATAGTACAGCAAGAAAATCAAAAATATCATGGCAGAAAAAAAGGTTATTGAAATAGAAATTAAAGACAATAGTAAGTCTTTAAAGGCACAATATAAGGAGGCAGTTTTAGAGGTTCAAAAACTTGCGGATGCGTTCGGTGAAACGTCAGTTGAAGTTGCTAACGCTGCAAAAAAAGCAGCGGAATTAAAAGATAAAATTGAAGACGTAAACGATGCTATCCAAGCACAAAAAGGCGAAGGTGCATTTATTGCATTAGGAAAATCAGTTAGTGCGGTTGCGAATGGTTTTAGTGCCGTTCAGGGCGCAATGGGATTAGTTGGTGTTGAAAGCGAAGAAGTTCAACAAGCGATGTTACGCGTTCAAAGTGCAATGGCTTTGGCGCAAGGATTGGAGGGTTTAGAAGATGCAGGAAGAGCGTTTAAACAATTAGGTGCGGTTGTTAAGTCAACAACTATTTTCACAAGCGCTTATAATTTTGTGATGGGAATTTCCAATAAAGAAACCCTTGCAAATGTAGCAATAACGGAAGCTGATTCAGTTGCAAAAACTGGCTTAAGTGCGTCAACGGTTGGACTTACAACGGTAACTGGTGGAGCAACAACAGCAATGAAGTTGTTTAGGTTTGCGTTAATAGCTACGGGAATCGGTGCAATAATTGTTTTGGTTGGTTTATTAATTGCAAACTTTGACAAAGTAACTAAGGTTGTTACAACGTTAAGCGGTTATGTAATCAAAGCTTACGATTACTTCGATAATTTAGGAACGGGAATAAAAGTTTTAATAGGAATATTTTTCCCGTTTATAGGAGTTGTTTACGGTGCAATCAAAGCACTTGAATACTTCAATGTTATTGACACGAAAAACGAACGCAATATGCAAGCAAGGCACGAAGCTAATATGAAACGTGTTGATAAATCACTTGCTAAACAAGAACAGCAACGTAAAGCTAGAAAAAAAGCATACGATGAAGAAACTGGAAGTATTGACCGACAAATTAAGTTATTAGAAGCGCAGGGGAAATCAACGGAGGCACTTGAAAAGTTACAGCTTAAACGTTCGTTAACAAATCAACGTGAATTAATAAAAGAAGCTCGTTTGAACTTACAGATTTTAAGAGCGACAAATATCGGTGGAGTAAACGATGAAATGATTGAGGAAACGTTGACGGCTATCGCTGAAATGAAACAAGGTATTTTAAACACTGAAAACGAAATAAAAGTTGCTAGGATTAACAACGCAAAAGAAACAAAAAAAGAAATTGATAAAATTGAAAAAACAGATAGTATTGATTTAACAAAAGACCCTAAATATATTGCAGAACAACAAAGGTTAGCTGAATTAAATAAACTTGAATTAGATGCTATTGAAAAAAGCGAAAAAGCGATAAAAGATGCCAACGCATTGAAACTTCAGCAAGAACAAGAATTTCAATCGCAAATAGAAGAAATAGACGAAGATAATTTTCAGAAAGGGTTGCAAAAAACAATGACCGAAGAAGAATATCAACTCGAATTAGTTCGTCAGAAATATTTTACACTTGAAGAACTTGCAAAAGGGAACGCAGAACAATTAGCAATTATTGAAACGGCAAAAGCTTTAGAGATAGGAGCGATAACAAAAACAGCTAGTGAAAAAGAACTAGCGGATGCAAGGGCAGTAGCAGAACAAAAATCCGCTATTCAGCAACAAGGTTTAGATACTGCAATGCAAGGAGTTGCGTTAATCAAAGGTGTTTTTGAAAAAAGTAAAGGCGTACAAAAAGCGGCGGTTATTGCAGAAAGTGCAATCGGTATTGCTAAAATGATAATTTCAAATAAATTAGCAAATGTAGCGGCGTTAGCAACGCCCCAAGCAATTGCAACTAGTGGAGTTGCAGCCGCTCCCGTAATAGCGATGAATAACGTTTCCACTGGTTTAGGGATAGCGGCTAATATAGCGGCAACAACAAAAGCGTTAAAAACTTTGGGCGGTGGTTCAGCACCCGACGGTGGCGGTGGTTTAGGTGGTAGCGGTGGCGGTGCAGGTGGCGTTGTTGCACCGAATTTAAACGTTGTTGGAGATACTGGAATAAATCAATTAGCAACTTTACAGCAACAACCCGTTAAAGCGTACGTGGTAAGTAACGACGTTACAAGTGCGCAACAATTCGATATGAAAGTGCAACAAACTGCGCAAATATAGTTTATTAGTTATGGACGTTTTCGAATTGGTAATTAAAGACGAAACTAAGGACGGTGTTTTTGCTGTTTCTTTAGTTGAAAAACCTGCAATTGAAGAAAACTTTATTGCGCTTTCGGAACACGAAATCGAACTTAAAGCAATTGATGAACAACGAATTGTTTTAGGAGCCGCGTTAATTCCAAACAAACGAATATTTAGAAAGGATAAAGACAAAGAGTTTGAAATTTTCTTTTCTAAGGAAACGGTAAAACGTGCAAGTGAGTTGGTATTCATGCGAGGGCAACATCAGAATACAACTGAAAACCATGCCGTTAAAGTTGACGGAATGACAATTGTTGAATCGTGGATTATTGAAGATAGCAAAAAAGATAAAAGCGCATTTTACGAAATGAGCCTGCCCGTAGGAACGTGGATGATCGCGATGAAAGTCGACAACGATGAAACGTGGGAAAAAGTAAAGAAAGGCGAATTTAAAGGGTTCAGCATTGAGGGGTATTTTGCGGAAAAATACGAAATGTCAGCAAGGGAAAAAGTAGTACAAATTTTAACAAAGTATATATGAAAAGTTTAGAGATTATCAACAAAATGAGTGAACAAGAAGCGGTAAAATTAGAATCGCAAAAAGTAGAATTAGCAATGTTTAAATCGGTTCAGGAAATCGAAAAAATGTACGCTGAATTTCTTAAAAAATCGCAAGACGGTTCGAAGTATATAACTGCAATTAGACAAGCGCAAACAGGTTTAAACAGTACGGGAAAGATAATTAATGTTGAAGCAGATAGATTTATTACTGAAGCAACAAAAACTATTAACGAAGCGAAAGCGTTGGGTTTAACAGCACCTGCATCAATCACGAATTTGCCAGCTTTTGCAAAATCTATAAAAGGAAAAGCAGCCGCTTATTTTAAACTTGCAAACGCTATTGATTCAAATATCAAAGGAATCTAACATGCCAACAAAAACAACATCACCTAAAGGCGGTAAACGTGGTTGCTTATGCAAGGATAACAAGTACCGAAAAGAATGTTGCGAGGGCGAATTATCACAGCAGGGAATCGGTTCAACTGTTAACGGTGGTTCACAAACAGTCATAAGACCAACATCAAACACAGTGGTAATTATTCGCTAAAGTGCAACAGATTAAAAACAAAATAGTTTATATAAAAAAACCAATTATGAATTACAAAGAAATAGTAAACAAAATTTGTGTCGCTTTAAACATCGAAGTGAAATTAGAGCAAATGAAATTAAACGACGGTGTAACGGTTATTGAAGCGGATAGCTTTGAAGCTAACAACGAAGTGTTTATAATTACCGAAGACGAACAAAAAATCCCAATGCCAGTTGGTGAATACGTAGTCGAAAACGGAATGCTTTTAATCGTAACTCAAGAAGGTGTAATTGCTGAAATTAAAGAACAAGAAGCACCTGCAGAAGAGCCAGCAGAAGAGGAAATGAAAAAAGACGATAAAATGAAAGACGAAAAAATGATTGATAAAGCAACGGTTAAAAAAACAGTTGAATCAATGGTTAAAGAAACTTTCTTTTCGGAAATGGAATCTTTAAAAGAGGAAAATGAAAGATTGAAAACAGAACTTGCACAAATGCAAGAACCGAAACCAATTGTTCATAATCCAGAATCAAAACAAATGGAGCCGTCAAAAGCACCGAGATCAACAATGGATTTAGTATTAAAATTTATAAACAAATAACAAAATGAGTACAACGTATTTAAATGTTTCTAACGATGTTGAAAGACAGTTAGCAAACGTAGAAGCTGTAACAGGCGCAACAACATTGACCGCTGAAGATAGTGGCAAAGTATTAATTTTAAAAGCAGCGGCAGGAGCTGAAATCACTTTGCCAGCGGTGGCAACATCTGCAGGATTGAGATTTAAGTTTGTAGTTGGTTTAGCTTTCGCAACAACTAACTGGACTGTAAAAGCGGCGACAAATGTAATTGAGGGTTCTGTTTTAGTAAACGGCGCACACGTTGCAGGAGTTAACGAAAACACAATTTCTTTCGTAGCAAGTGCAGAAGCAATTGGAGACTTTGCAGAATTAGTTTGTGACGGAACGAATTGGTATGTTAACGGTTCAGGAGTTGCTGCAGGTTCAATCACTTTAACAGCAGTATAAATAATTAAAAAACTATAAAAAAATGAGTACAAGTACATCAATAACAACTACTTACGCTGGCGAGTTCGCAGGTAAGTACATTGCAGCGGCTTTATTGCCTGCACCAACTTTGGCTAATAACTTAATTACAATTAAGCCAAATGTAAAATTCAAAGAAGTAATGAAAAGACTTACTACCGATAAATTATTGGGTAATGCTTCATGCGACTTTGACCCAACTGGAACGGTAACTTTGACGGAAAGAATTTTACAGCCGAAAGAATTACAAGTTAATCGCCAATTGTGTAAATCAACTTTCAGAAATGATTGGGACGCTATCGAAATGGGTTATTCAGCTTTTGACGTAATGCCAAAATCTTTTACGGATTTCTTATTAGCACAATACGCTGAAAAAGTTGCTTCGGAAAATGAAGTTAACATTTGGAGAGGTGTTGCATCAAACGCGGGTGAGTTCGACGGATTTTCAACTTTGTTATCTTTAGATGCGGCACTTCCTGCGGCGCAAGAACTTGCATTAGTTGGTGGTGGTTTATTATCAACTAACGTAATTGCTGAATTAGGAAAAATTTTAGACGCTACGCCGATTGCGGTTTCATCACAAGACGATTACCACATTTACGTATCAACTAATTTCTTTAGATTGTACGTTCGTGCTTTGGGTGGCTTCGCAACAAACTTAGGAGCTAACGGTATCGACGGTAAAGGTTCAATGTGGTTCAACGGTGGCGCTGTATTGCCTTTTGAAGGTGTTAAAATTGCACATTGTCCGGGACTTGCAAGTTCAACGGCTATCGCTTCAACAAAATCAAATATGTTCTTTGGAACTGGTTTAATGGCAGATACGCAAGAAGTTCGAGTAATTGACCAAGCGGAAATTGACGGTTCACAAAATGTACGTATCGTTATGCGATTGACTGCAGGTGTTCAGTACGGAATCGTTGAAGACGTTGTAACTTACAATATCACAAATTCAGCTAACTAATGAGTTGCGATATAGCACAAGGTAGAACCGAACAATGTAAGGATTCTATCGCAGGATTAGATGCGATTTATTTCGTAAATTATGGCGAATACGACCCCGAAACTGATGTAACTTATAACGTAGGAGCAGGTTTAGAAGATTTGATTGATACAATGTCAGGCATCACAACTGTTTATAAGTTTGAGTTAAAGGGAACGAACAGTTACCAAGAAACTGTAAACACTTCGAGAGAAAACGGAACAACTTTTTTCACGCAAGAATTAACGGTAACTTTGAAAAAGCAAGATGCAAAAACGCACAAAACTGTTAAATTGTTATCTTACGGAAGACCGCATATTTTTGTAAGAGGAAGAGATAACACGTATCGAATTGCAGGTTTGTTTAGAGGTTGCGACGTTAGCGCCGCTACTATTGCAAGCGGAACGGAAATGGGTGACCTAGTAGGTTATAATTTGACTTTTACTGGAATGGAAAACATACCGGGAAATTTCATAAACGCAAACACGGAATCTGATTTTTTAACTGCAATTGGTTCGCCAACGGTTGTGACAACTTAAGATTTTCATATTAAAAAAATTAAGGGAAGCTTCGGTTTCCCTTTTTTTATGCAACAGAATTTAGGTTTTATAGTTTATATATTATGAATGTTTTACAAGTAAGCGGTTCAGCTCAAGAAATTAAATGCGTACCACGTTCGGTAACGATTACTGAAATAATTGTAATTGATGAAGAAGCAGGAACGAGCGAAACAATAAGCGCACCGATAATTAATGACTTCGGCTATTACGTAGGAATTGAAGCGGTTTATAATTTAACTGCAGGGCGGTTTTATATTGTTCAACTTTACAACCTTACTGTTTTTTTAGGCAGTGAGCGAGTTTGGTGTTATAAAGCTGGATTGCAAACAACGGAACATTCAAGTAATAATGATTTTGTGATGTTATGAATATAGACGTAATAAATTTGGCGCAATACGAAGCACCGCAAATTATAGAATCCAAGCAAAAAGAATGGGTAACTTTTGGCGATAACAATTCGTACTTTCAATTTCTTATAGACCGCTATCGAAAAAGCGCAACGAACATGAGTATTATTAACAACGTTACTCGCTTAATGTATGGGAAAGGATTAGGGGTAATTGACGCAAGCAGAAAGCCGAGCGAATACGCTCAAGTAATGGCTATTTTCAATAAGAACTGTTTGCGAAAATTATGCTTTGATTTAAAAACATTAGGTCAGTGCGTTATTCAAGTCCACTATTCAGATGACCATAAAAAAATACTAAAGGCGTTTCACATGGATATGAATTTAGTAGGAATGGAAAAATGCGATGAATACGGGCAAATTAACGGTTATTATTATTCTGATAATTGGGAAGATGTTAAAAAATTTCCACCGAAAAGATATTCAGCTTTTGGAAGCTCAAAGGATAAAATAGAAATACTTTGTATTAAACCTTATTCGGTTGGAATGAAGTATTTTTCAACGCCAGATTACGTGGCAGGAACGGC